TCTCATGCTCCTTAACACCCTGGAACAAGAACACACCGATTTCATCTATCGCCCCCACTGTTATTGTATATCCCAGTAAATTAGGGCGAATTGTAACATCAAAATGATCTGCCCCCGTCTTGAGATGAACCTGTAATCTTTCCATGATTATTGAACGAGAAACTAATGCAATTTTTTCAATTTGTCCTTGCACAGTAATATCAAAATCATTTAATTGTTTTACAACTTGTTCTAACGGCACTCCGCTGTATGTCACGCCCATTATTCAATCACCGTTTCTATGATAACTTGAATATGATGGGGCTTTCCTCCATACCCCGAAAAATGGTTCATCGAAATAACTTCAAACTTCTTATCTTCTAAATGTGCGAAAGTATTGCCTTTGCGGTCTGTTAAATTCTCTAGTCTAGTTCTAAAATCAATTGGAGCGTCTGGAGAAACAAAAAGCATAATCTTTTCAGTTTCTTCGCTTGTTGGAGAAACACGAATTGTGGCACGGCGGGGAACATAATAGCATTTAATACGTTTTTCAAGATTCCAACTGGCCTCTTTTTGACCTGAAGGAGAAGTGATTCTCTCTACACTCATGACATCTATACGATGTGGCATCCTTAAATTATTTTTTCTAAACAAGATATTCCCATCCTAAAATCGTATAATCCATTATCAGCGTGTCAACATCAAGGTTTCCTGTCGTATCAAACATTCCATCCTTAAACTCTGTTCTCTGTGTATCCATCCAAATCTGATCAATTCCATGAGTATAATTGATTCTATCATCATTCATAAGCTCTAAAATCAGCAACTCCGTAGCCATTGAAATAGAAGAAGGGATGTATGGGAAACCCCATTTCCCTGTTACTATGACAGTACTGCCATCAGTAAATTTACTTCTAGTGATCCCCTCCGTCACAACAATTTGAAGAAAACGGTCGAATTCATCATCGCTAGCTCCTGCAATAGTAGTTGTTACATCATCTTCATCAATAAATACTGTAGTTAGAGTATCTAATCTCCGCCCCAAATAAAGATTCTTTCTTCCATTACCCTCAAATGTTAATGGTCCATCAATGTATTGGAATGTTTGACCACAAAATGTATCAATGATTTTTCTAGCTGCCCCCTCTAAATCGGGGAAGTAAACCTCAAATTCATCGGCAAGTTCAGGATATTTAATGAAAAAAGCATTTTGATTTACATATCTTTGAACAACTTCGATAAATTGGTCCTTTACAAAATCATCTCCACCTTGAGTGTAAGTCCATCTAATTTTGTGGACACCAGATGATGCAACATCAGTAAATACATAACTATACACGCCCGCCGAATCTCTAGTCGGTTCTGCCTCATCAACAATGACCGTTCCCCAATCATGAATAAGTGAAACTGTTATTACATATTCACCAAGTACCTGATCAACATCTGTCCCGGTATTTATTGTTGCAGTATAATCATCTTCTCTATTTACTAATGTCAACGCCATAGTTATATTTTACACCCCTTATTCTTCTAATCCATAAAACTTTTTTAAATCGTCAGGATCACCTTCGATAAACCTATCAGGATTATTTTCTATTAATGAATTAGCTTCTCCCCAATCACATAATTGAAATGGGTATTTAGAAGAAAAATATTTACCACTAGGAGTCGTCCAACTTCCTGTATCACTTATCATCTTCACAAGAACCTTACCAGAAGCAATTCTTGTTATTATATCAGGCTCTCTTTCTGCTCTCCCTCTTACAGATATTGCATCTATTGCATCCATATTTTACTCCTTCGGATAGCGGAATGACCAATGGATATTTGCAAGTGGCCCGCCGCTATTTGGATTATCATCCGCAACAAACAGTGCACTATCAATTGTAACTACCGCTCTGCTATTATTCTCATATCCTTCAATTCCACAAACATGAAGATTTCCAACACGATGAGTCAACGACCATCCAATCGTAACTGTTCCATCTATGATTGTGAACCCTTCGGGATCGGGATTTTTAGCTGCTACAGGCAATGTTAACATATAAAATCCAGAACCCCTCCCCATATTCGGGCCAAAACGAATTAACCCAAATCCATCAATGAACTCACCATCATCATAATATTCCCCAGCCTTAACAAAGCCCGTGCCTTTAGCTGGACCAGTACTAGTTGCGATAATATTAACATTTGTACTCCAATCTATCGCCGCCATTAGTGTCTCGCCCACCAATCTGTAACCTGAGCGTCCCAATAAGCTTGACCAGCAGCACCAGTCAAAGTTCTAATTGGCAAACCTCTTAGATTACCCGGATATGTACTTCCTCCACCTAACCATACTATTGTTGAAGGTTGAGTTGGACAGTTACTATCATCGACAATAGTTCCCGCTGGAACGTCCATAGCTCCACCACTAGCTCCACCATCCTCACGTTCGTCAGGAACAAGGAATGTTGAACATCTAATTACCAATGTATTATGTGTCCTTGGCTGCCCATCTTCTGCACATTTAGCAAATTTGAACAAACGGCCATATCCCCATCCAACCTCTGTTTCAATTGGGCGAAGGCTCATCAAAAGATGGTCCACAACCAATTGCTCATCAGGAGGTGTTACCCAACATCTGTCACCTGAAGGGCGCTCAGAAAGACCATTTACACAACCGTTCCACAAACTATCTAGTACAACACCTGCACTAATATAGTCATTCTCAAGACAATCATCCAACACGTTTCCTAGATAAGTATTATGAAGTAAGAATCTAGCATTATTCGGTGTCAAAGTAGAGCCTGACTGATCCTCTTGAGGACGGAATCCATCTTCAATTCCACGGCAATCAATACCCACAACTTGATGAGTGTTTACACCAATACCCTTCACACAAGAAGCATTATAAGTATCATGCACAAATCTCCATGTGTAAGGCGAACCCGGATTAATAGGTCCAAAGTCATCTCTTAGATTTCCTCCGACCATACAAGTATTAAGAGCAGCATCGCCACCATCGTTTCCTCTACCATATGAAAATGGATATGAGCTTGATGGCTGATTAGTAACAGTTACGCCCCTAAGATCATACGTAGTATTATCTGGTGGAGCGCTCACACTCCAAACCGCATCACTTGTACGATCAGGAACATTCACAATATTACGACTTGTGGCAAAACAATTAGGGAATCCATAACTTGCAGCAGTAGGAATACCGCCGCCACCCGGAGGAATTGTGGTAGTTGTAGTAGTCGTACTAGTTGTTGTTGTAGTCGAGGTTGTTGTAGTCGGAACAGTAGTTGTTGTTGTAGTGGGTGGTGGTACTGCTGTTGTAGTAGTAGTGGTTGAAGTTGTTGGAGGGGGAACAGTTGTTGTTGTAGTGGTAGTTGTTGGCGGAGCAGTATAAGTGACATTTAAAACGGGTCCACCCGAACCTTCAAAAGATTCTACAACACGTCGTCCAACACCATTTATGGTTACAACTAGAGCATTACCTGAATTCCACCCGCCACGACCAGTGATTTCAGCTATAATCGTACTTAAATTAGGAGTACGCTGATTAACTCCAGCGGCTCCAACAGCATTCCAAGCAGGAGGAACCCATGTTACTTTAGCAGTCGTTTTCGGGCGGGAAGAAATATTGTTCACCGCTGTAGTAAATGTGCTAGCATTATCTGATGCCTCGCCAAAAATATTTAGCGTAGTACTCTCGCTGCTGACTTCATCGACCCTAAACTGCACATAGGCATTAGTTATAATAGAACCTTGTGGGATAGGAATATTAACAAAACGCAAGCCGACAAACTGTCGATTACTCCCATCCTTAACAAGCTCTAAATCACTGCTATCAAGCGTTACTGCTCCATTACTTACTCTCTGTTCGGCGTCGTCAGAACCAGCAGTAACAGCGGTAGCGATTGCCGCTTCGACTGTCTGAGCAGATGTTCCTGATGAGTGAACAGGGGCAAAAATAGGTAATAACATAAGGCAAATGCCTATTCCAATTGAACGGGTGAACTTTTTTATTTTCATATTCCCATTATACCCCGTATTTTTTTATATACAAACAAAAATGGGGAAGCCGAAGCTTCCCCATTTTAAGCGTTACCAATCTAAAAGCCTATTAGACTCTTACTGCGACGTTCTTTACATGCACGTATGCTTCAAGATTCTCGATCTGATTAGCAATTCTGATGAACTGAGTATACTCAATCGCATCTTTCTTTGGCTTAAATTCACGGTAGATTACAATATCTCTCTGTACACCGATAATACGGTTCTGAGGGAATGTAAGCTCAACAACTCCATGATTTCCTGTAGCTCCAGAATAATCGCCTGCTTCAGTTTCCTCATAAAGAGGAACCTCATAAAGAGGAATACCGAAAGGTCTAATTCCAGGGCTGGAACCAGCATTACCTGTAGCTCCACCTCCGCCTTGGTTGACAATAAAGTCACCCAAAGAAGAGTCATAAATTGCTGTAGTACCGTCAAGTTCACCTGCTGTACCAGTCTTAGTCAAACTCCAGATATAATCCTGAATCAATGAAGAAGATGTTGTCCATGCAAGCTGTGACCTACGCTGTAGATACTTGTTCGGAAGTGCTCTAAGTCCTGAATCGAAAGTCGAACGGCTTAGTGTAGCACCTGCGGCATCTACTACATTAGCTCCTGCTCTCGCACGCTTACGGAATCCGTCAAGCGACTTCAAAAGCGGATCTGGACTTGTTGTATCACCGTGGATATACAAATCTTCAAGATCGTTAGCTGTCTGACGAGCCATTAGGCTTGCCACATGATCTTCAAGAGATGAACCCTCAATGTTGTCCTCAAGTCCTTCAGTTGATAGCTCCCAATCCAAACGAAGCTTCACTGTTACCAATGAAATCTTGCTGAATGTCGGATCGGCGTTTACGCCATCATCTGTTGCTTCTGTAGCCTTTCTCATGATACGCTGTCCAATGTCAACCTTGTCGATATCCATTGTAGGGCCACTCATTCGAATGACTCTCGCTGTATGCATAAGAACTGACTGATCAAAAACGTAATCAAGGAACTTATTTGCCTGCTTAGCGGTAAGAATACCACCACCACCGGCACCTACCTGTGTTGTATCAACTACTTTTTGTAGAAGTTCTCTGCTGCCCACTATTTCACCCCCTTATGATTCGTATCCTAGTGCGCTAATAATTTCTGCATCAACAAATGCGCCCTTCCAGAATGAATCTGTCTGGACCTTTGTTGCTTCAGTCTCATCATTAACCTCATTGCTTTCGTCGTCGCTGTCTGTCTCAACAGACTTTGAAATAGCGCCGTCGTTAGCAAATTTATCAAGCTCACCCTTGGCTGTATCAACCTCAGCCTTTACAGAGTCAACCTTTTCGTCAACTGACTTCTCAAGACTTTCAATCTTGGCGTCAAATGACTTTGAAATTTCTTCTAGCTTCTCCAAAAGAGTGCTAGTTACACTTTCAACTACTTCGTTAGTGTCCACGTTATCACCACCTTCTTCGGTCGTATCGACCTCAGCTTCCTTTTCCGCTTCTACCTTCACTTCCTCTGCGGGAGTTTCCTCCGCTACAGGGACGTTGGCAATAGACTCAACTGTTGAAGCAGGCGGAACATTAATGTTGAACACGGGCGAAAATAGGCCGTCAATATTGCTATCGTTGTCCTTCTTTTCACCTTCATTTTCATTGTCAAAAATAAACTTTGTGAGTCTTTTCACAATAGTTTCTTTCTGAGTTTCGTTTAGTTCTTCCATATTGTTTACAATACCAGTGTTTGCATTCTTATGCAACACCGATTCGCTTTTTTCACCCCCATTTTTGTGATTTTCGTAACTTTCAATCATTTTTCTGATTTCTTGAGTGTTAAAGTCCTCAACAAACCCAATCTGCTTCATTTCATGGTCGCCGCAAAAAGATTCATCAACTTTTGCGATACCATCAATGTCACAATAAAAAAGAGGCTTAATATCACTGAAATTGTTCGTACCTTCAAGTTCTAGAACATTTTCCCCGTCATCATTTGAATGCGACTTAATCATTGTGAATCTCGACATTGGATTAGCAGGATTGTCAACAAGTGAAAGTTCATGCATAGTGTATTTCTTTACTCTACGCACACTCTTATTAGTTGATTTATTGAATTCATATTCTGAATCAATAATGTCTCCACCAACTGAAAATCCTTGTAGCGTGCCGTCAAGCACCTTAGTCCAAGTATCCTCAGCGCCTTTAGAAATATAAATGGTCGTTTCCATGCCACTATAGACCAACCCATCACTATCTTTAACAGCGACAGGCTTAAAATCTACCATTTTGCCCACGGCCTTAGGCATATGCATTTCTCTCACATTACCCGGCCATGAATTAAAAGCATCAACAGACCCAGCAAAGTCGATAACGTCATCTTCTTTGTCAATATTGTCTGCTGTGGCAATACCCGTGACCATTCTACGGGCTTTGTCTACCTTTGTAAAAGGAACACTAAATTGAAAATCCATGTAAGATACCTCTAATACGAGAATACAATGAGAATCGCTAAAAAGCAATCTTTATTCTATAAAGAATACCATCCTCGCCCTTTTTTAAGATCAACCACGTCTTGAAGGTACTTGTCATAGTCATATTTCACTACATCGGTCGTAAATCGCTTCGCCCAGGAACGAATTTCCTTTCTATCTAACTGATCCACCAATTTTGTAGCATTTATGAACTCGCTAAGCCTTCTACACCTAAACCCAGTAATTCCTGGCGTAATAGTCTCTGTAAACCCGCCCCAATCTGTTGTTATAACAGGAGTGCCACAAAGCATAGCTTCTACAGTCACCCCGCCAAAAGGTTCGATATAAAGCGTGGGCGCAATCAAAGCTGCCGCTTTTCCCATCACTTCTGCCCGTTCCTTCGGCCCTAAAACGCCCAAATACTTGCATCCCTTTGGAACAAGTAATTTATCCCCACCACCAGCAACCAAAACCTTTCTATCAGTATTTTTTGCAATTTCACCAATGACAGCTAACCCTTTTCGGTCAATTAAGCGCCCCATGTACAATAAATAGCCATCATCCTTATCAGAATAAGGAAATTCTTCTAAATCGTAACTATTTGGTATTACAGTATCATAAAATCTTCCATCTGCTCCATGAGCAGTATAATCTTGGCCATAAACCATATGCATCCAGGCGTATGACTCAAAAACCCGAAAATCAGCAAAAGTTCCGCTATATCCGATCCCAAATTCAACAGCAGGGATTTCTGGAAGAGAAGCAGCAATTTGTTGTTGACAACGACCTGCTATTAGGCATAAAAGCTCATTTCCTTCGCCGGAATACCTTCTAGAGATGGCTCTGATTGTTCGCTTATTCATATTCTGCCAATGAGGAAGATTAGGATCAAATTCCTCTGACATTCCAACCTGTTCTGCTTTCCCAACTACAGTAACAAGTTCACCAGCAGCGTCACTTTCTTCCCCCGCATAAACAAGGCACTCGTGGCCCAAACTGTCCATCATATCTGCAAAACGCCTCACTTTTTGCGTATACGCACAACTAGAAGGCTCCCTAACTGTTTGTGTATGCGGTAAACTTACAATATGTAACTTCATGTTTCAAATACTCCATAATATGCTCTATCATCACAATAATTAACACCATCAAGGAACTCTGTAGTCCCTTTTCCATCTAACCATTCATTCATAATCTTCTCTTTTAGCATTTGTGGGTGTCCGACACACGGAGGAAGGTCAATCCACTCAAAAA